AACTCAAAGCTTTTTTTAGATAATAGAGTTAATTTAAAAACAATTGAATTTGACTCTAACAAGGAGGGTACAGATTATATTAAACAAATAAGAGATTTTAAAAGAGCGTATAATAAAGAAGGCAGACAAATAGCATTCAATCAAGTTTTTTCAAGTGATTGGATAAGGAAGGCTAACGAGCTTTTGCAGGCCAATATTGACTACAAAAAGATATGGTTTGCTTCTAGAACATCCGCGAATGGCTCAGAATTTGACAAACAAAGCACGTATAAGATTAATTTAAAACAAGTTAATGAAATAAATTTAGGAATGTTCATAGAAACTCAAGATGATCTAGTATATCAAGTTAAAAGACAATGCGCGCTAATTGAGGTTAAAACCACGGCTAGGGGAACTCAGACATTTGATCTTCCCCAGCATTTAAAGCGAAACACAAGCGCTAGCAGGGCCAGAAAAGATAATTATACAGCCTTATTGCTTGCGAACTGGGCAGCGAAGTGTTATTTTGATATGCAAAATTATAAGCTTGATGAAGGAGCAGCAACATTTACACCAAGAATGGTGTAATACAAAATAAGGTTTTATTAAAAAAAATAAGCTAAAAAGAACTAAAATGAACAAAAAAAAAGAAACCCCCAAAAACGCCCCCAAGAAAAGGGGAAGACCGGCTAAAAAACAGGCTACATTCGCCGAGCCCCTGATGAGTTCTGACGCATCGGTATACGATAATGTCTCGCGGGCTTCGAGCTCAACCTCTTACAGAAGGAATAAAGCCGGGTCCATAGAAAGGACAGATAGGTTTACTAACATTGAAAAAGGGCTAATACCATTCAAATCCTCTACCGGGTCAGGACAAAGCGGTCTTTCAATTAGGGATGCTGTTATCTTGTGTCAAAAAGCTTATTATAATTTTTCTATTTTTAGGAACACAATTGATTTGATGACGGAATTTTCCACAAGCGAAATCTATTTCGAGGGCGGAAGCAAAAAATCACAAAACTTTTTTGAATCTTTGTTTAAGAAAACTAATGTTTGGGATTTGCAAGATAGATTTTTTAGGGAATATTATAGATCTGGAAATGTTTTCTTATACAGATTTGACGCCAAACTTAAACCTGCTGACGTTAAGAAAATTACGCAGACATTCGGAGGCAAAACTTCATCTGTTGAAATTCCGTATAGATATGTAATTTTGAACCCGGCAGATATACAAATGGCGGGCTCTTTAAATTTCAGTCAAGCAAAAAAATATCATAAAGTATTAACTGATTATGAATTAGAAAGAATAAGAAACCCGAAGACAGCAGAAGACCAACAAATTTATGACTCTCTTGACCCAGCTACGAAGAAAAAAATTAAAGAATCTCCTCTTTCAACTTCAATTATTATTGAGCTAGACGCTAATAGATTTTATGCGATTTTTTATAAGAAACAAGATTATGAACCGTACTCGGTTCCCATGGGCTATCCCGTTTTAGAAGATATAAATCATAAGGCAGAACTCAAAAAAATGGACATGGCTATAACAAGAACCGTTCAACAGGCAATCTTACTTGTGACGATGGGGACTGAGCCAGACAAGGGTGGGATAAATCAAGAAAACCTATTAAAGATGCAAGCCCTTTTCGAGAACCAATCAGTAGGAAGAGTCCTGATAGCAGACTATACGACAAAAGCTCAATTCGTAATTCCCACTATAGGCGATATTTTAGATCCTAAAAAATATGATGTTGTAAATGCGGATATTAACGCCGGTCTAAATAACATGCTCACTGGAGTTGATACGGGAGGAGAGAAGTTTGCGAATATCTCTTCCAAGGTAGAGGTATTCATAGCAAGGCTAAGGCAGGCCAGAAAAACGTTTTTAAATGATTTTCTTATCCCGGAAGTAAAAAGAATTTCGAAGGTACTGGGTTTCAAAAATTACCCCACGCCAAAATTAAAAGAAATCATGTTAAGAGATAATACCGAAAAATACAGGGTATATACTCGCATGGCAGAATTAGGGCTGTTAACCCCGGAAGAGCTTTTCGAAGCCTTGAACAGCAATAGATTACCAAACGAAGAAGAGTCTAAAGAGTCCCAAAAACTTTATATTGACAATAGGGACAAGGGTCTTTACTTTCCGCTGGTTGGTGGGTCACCTATAGAAAATCCAGCGATGGAAGAGTGGGTTCCCCAAGAAGTCGCTCACCCAGAGCTACAAAAACCCGTTACGCCGCCTAAGAAAGCCGCGAAGAAAACTCCAAATAAAAGTCAGACTACTTCTCCAAACATTGGAAGACCACCGGGAACAAAGGGTATCCCTCAAGAAAGAAAAAAGACTGCTGCCGATCGAAATTTTAGTTTTGAAAGCGTAAGAAGTAATATTGTTAAATCTCAAGAACTAGAAAAGGAAGTTGAAAAAGAATTAAGAAAAATTCACAAAAGAAAAAGACTTAATAATCAACAAAAGGAAATCGCAAAAACTATCGGAGGCATAATCATAGCTAATGAGTCTCCAGAAAACTGGAAAAAGTCTGTAACCGAGTATTGCAAAAAGCCAGTAGACCAAAACGAAGAACAAGTTAAACAGGTGGAAGATATAGCCTTTAAGCATCAGTTGGATACGTTTATGGCAAGTATCCTATTTCATAGTGTAATAAAAGATAAGGAAAACAAAAATGAGTAAGAACTTAGACAAACAAAATAACGACGATCAAATTAAATCTTTTTATAACGAAGGCGTAGACATTTCTTTGCCAGACGATATCATGATGCCGTCTCCTGAAAACATTGATGAAGAGACCGGAAAAATATATAAAAATGATATTAAGGACGACGTAGACGTTTCGTTTAAATTTGCATTTATTGGGTCAGGGCAAGGTGGGTCAAGAATTGCTCAAGCATTTAAAAAATTAGGATACAATAGGGTTGCCGCAGTTAACACCGCTCAACAAGATTTAAATACCATAGCTCTAGAAAATACGCTTTGTATAGGTGACGGGGGCGTTGGTAAACAGCCTGAATTAGCGAAAAAAGAATTTATAGAAGCCAAGGAAGACGTATTAGACTTTATGCGTTACTCTTTCGGAGAAAAATTTGATAGAATTTTTATTTGCGCCGGAGGGGGAGGAGGCTCTGGAGGAGGCTCATTACTCCCATTGGCAGACGCCGCAAACAAGCTCCAAATAAGCTTAAATACGTCATCAAAAAAAGTGGGTATAATTTTAACCTTACCTAGAAAATCAGAAGGAGAAGGAGTTTTAATGAACGCTAAACAGGCTCTTCATGAGGCGATTTCTTTAAAAGTAAAAGGCATAGTCTCTCCGCTAATTATATTAGATAATGAAAAAATTAGTCAGTTATATCCTAATTTATCTATTGCAAAATTTTGGGATACAGCAAACGCTAGTATGGCGGGGCTCTTTCATTTATTTAATATGACATCTAATAAAGACAGCAGCTTTTCTTCTTTTGATAAAAACGATTACAAAACAATTCTAGACTCAGGAACAGTTGCCTTTGGCGCATCTCCAGTTCCAAAATGGGATGACCCCGTAGCTCTTGCCAGAGTGGTTAGGGAGGGCATAAAAAATAGCCTATTATCTGGTGGCGTAGATATTTCTACGGGAGATAAAGCGGGGATAATTGTGATAGCGGGAAAAGAGATTTTAGACTCGCTACCCCAAAGCCACATTGATCAAGCTTTAGACCAACTTAATAGAATGTTAAAAAGCGGAAGCGTAGTTCATAGGGGAATTTATAGTGGAGATAAGCCTACCTTGACCATCTTCACTGCGGTGGGGGGGTTAGATAATCCTCGGCTTTAACACAAAATTGAACAAGTTTTTGATTTATTTGTCTAAGATTGTATGAATGATTTAGCTGTTATTACGTGTTTTTTGAACTTTGATAAAGAGCCTTCAAAGGTCGCAAGTTTTGCTCAATTTAAACAAAGTATAGACGCTCAAGATGTCGCGCTATATACCGTAGAAGTTACTCAAGAGGGGCGGCACTCAGAGGTCAAAAATTTATGCAAAGAAAATCATCTTGAAATAAAAGTCTTCTCTCCACTCCTAATGAAAGAGAACGCTTTAAACGTGCTAGCCGCTACTCTTCCAGAAGAATTTAAAAAAATTGTATGGTTAGATTGTAATACGGTCATCGAAAATGAAAATTGGCTAGAGGAAGTTTCTAAATTATTCTCTTCATAAGCCGACAGGAGCTCGTCGTTGTCTCTAACAAAATCAGCAGACGTGGCGCTTAGGTAGGAAATGTACTCTCCCAT